GAACTACTTGTTTCATTTTTCTTTTAAAAGAATAATTTGTTTTTAACTCTTTATTTGTATTCATTTTATATTTTAAAATAATATTTTCAATTTTATTTTAAAAAAATCTTTCTTCTTCATGAATTTCTTTATAATAGTAATTTTTAATCCAATATAAAGTAGGGATAAAAAAAATAATATATCCAATTACTGAAAACATAATACCAATAACTATCATTAAAAATCTTGTTTCTAAAATTTTACCTTTATCAAATGATTTTATCATTAATACAATTTCAATAATATTATCAATATCAAAAAATTCTGAAAAAATTAATAATAAAATATTATTCCAAGTAAAACTCCAATTATGAACAAATAGAATCAATTCTTTAAATGGAGAAATCCATTCCGAAAAGGTTAACCAAATTACAGAAAGTATAATAGTAATTATTTTATTAAATATTCTAGATTTTGTCAATTTATTACGAAAATTATAAATAATATTATATTTTACATTATGTTTATTATGATCAGAAATTAAAATTAAATATTTAGTTGTAAAAAATGAAAAATCTATTTTTATACAACAAAATACATGATCGGCTATCCATTTTAAACAACATAAAATAATTTCAAAAGGTTTACTTAATAAAAATTGTATTTCAGTACTAAAGTAGTAGTATCGAATAAATTTTTCTAAAGCCATAAAAACACCACTTATAATAATAGAAATAATAATTTGAATTCTAGTATCATTATGTAAAAATTTTGAAATTACTATAATAAAAAAATTTGTAAAACCGAAAATATCTCTAAAACCGAGACCATTTAAAATAACAACACCTAATAAAGCTATTATAACATATAGTGGGGATGCTTCTCTAAATAATGCAATAACACTAGTTTCAAATTTATTTAATTTTTCACGAGTACCTATATTAAATTGATTTAATAACATTATTACGATATAAAAAACAAAAACAGTAAGAAGATATGTATATTTTAAGATTTTTTTTTTATTTCTCATTGAATTATTATTTAATAGTAATCAGTTTTAATAATTAAGTCCATTATTAATATTAGTTTTTAAAAAATTAAATATCTACTATTTGTTCATCTTCAACTATTGAATCTAATGTATGTTCATGTATTTTTATATATTTTTTTTTATTAACATGAGGTGATTTTATAATCCATGGATCACTAGAATATAATTTCATTAATTTTTTAAAAGTTTTTTTAAAATTAAAATTTATTTTTTTTGTTTTTGGTGTTTTTAATATAAATTGATTAAATGTTGAACTTTCAAATATATATGTTTCATTAAAAAGTCTTGATCTTTTAAAATCATCAATATATAATCTTTGAATATCCGAATTATCATCAAAACCTAATTTTTTTAATTCATTACGAATTAACCATCTTTGTTCATTAATTATATAGAAATGATTTATCAATGTTTCATCAGAATTACCCATATTCATTTATTATTCATTATATATAATATGTTTTTAAATTTTAATTATTTTTATTAATTTTAATTTCTCTTTAATTTATATAAATATGAATAAAGTTTTATGTAAAAAATTTAAAGAAAATTCTTCTAGAAATCCTTTAACTAATCGAAAAATCAAGATAAATGGACCAACTTATAAAAAATTAAATAAACAATGTGAAAAAATATTAAAACTGGAACGCAAAGAGTCTGTTGATCGCGTTCGTATTCACAGAGATACAACAAATAATTGTGATAAATGGAAGAAAAACCCAGGTATTAATCCAAAAACTAATAGAAAAATTAAAATAAAAGGACCAACATATAAAAAATTAGAAAAAGAATGTGGATCACCACCAGCAAAATCACCAGCAAAATCACCAGCAAAATCACCAGCAAAATCACCAGCAAAATCACCAGCAAAATCACCATCAAAATCAATAGTTTCACAACCAATATCTATTAAAGCACCATCATTAAGAACATCAAAACTTACTCCGATTCAAAAAAATGCTTTAGATAAAATTAAAAAAACAGCAGAAGCAATGTCGAATTCATATAAAAAAAAATTTTTAGAAAAATTAGTTAAAAAATATGAAGATCTGTCTCCAGTGAGGATAGTCTACAAAAATGGCCAACTCAATTATATAAAATTAAAAGTACCTGATAAAGATAAACCTGGTTTATTAGATAATTTTATGAAATATATTAGAAAAAGTCCAACATTAACAGTTCATTTTGATAGAAAAATAATGGATAAGTTTTATGAATCTGGAAGACTTAAAACAGTATTTGAAACTAAAAAAAGAAGAGAAGGACATTTTCAAGATAAAGTGTATTTTGATAATAGAAAAAATTTCGAAAAAGAAGTATTCGAATATCCAAATAATACAAGTGATATAGAAAGACCAAAATATGGATGTTTTAATGTAATTAAAAATAAAAAGGGGTGTGCAGTAATGTATGGAGATTATTGGTTACGATTACATAATAATTTAATGAAAAGAGTCACATTTACACCAGGAGATTCATTAAACGATTTTGTACTAAGAAAGACAAAATATATTGGAACAATAGATCATATGTATCATGTTTTATACAATATCTCCAACCGAGGAGAATATTCAGGAGAACAATTATTTACAAATATGGTGCGTAATTTTATAGATCCTCGATCCGACCATACTCAGTTACCAGAATCAACTTATTTAGAAATTCAAATACATGGAGATGTAACATTTAAAGATAATGTAGCACAATTATATTACCCAAAAGGTCAAAAGAAAAAATCAGAAAAGTTTTGTAAAAAATATAATTGTGAAATGATATTAAATTAATTTTTTTGAGTCCATAATACTGAATTATTTTTAAAAAATGTGTTTCAATACTCAAACAATACTTTCCCATCTACTTGTGTTTCAATACTCATGTGATTGATCATTGTATCGCCACGAAAAGAAAAATGTGATTCAATCATTAAACGATTTTTTCTCATAGCATAAGGTTGATGATAATATTCAATGTGACTCTGTGCGTAGTAGTCATTGGGGATTTCCCTTGTGGTTAAATATAATTCACCATCATTGAATGTTCCAGTTGTATAATTGATTTTGTTGATTGCTTGAACTGTTGATTGAAATTTTTCTTTATGTTCCATTTGATTTTTGTAATCGAAAATAATATCTTCGATAACTTGAGGGAATATCATATTTTTGAGATGTTGTAGAAATGAAGAGTTATAAATTATTTTTGGATCAATTTTAATTCTTCAATTATTTTTTATATTCTTCATATCTTTCTAATAAATTAAATATTTTTAATGCATGATATGCTGCATTTTGTTCTCCTTCTTTTTTAGTATAACCATAACCTTTACAAATAAATTTTCTAGTTTTATTTTTATAATTATGATTATTTTGAATTTCATATATATTTACTATAAATGTTCTTTTTGTAGGTGGTCCTAATTCAGTATAAATTTCATATTTAGGTTCTGGTCTACCACTTTTTTGATAATAATGTTTAATACGATCTTTATAATTATTATGTAAATGTAAAATTTCTGAAAAATTAACATATTTTTCAATAATATTAATTAAAAAATCTTTTGTAATTGCAAAACCTAAATCTAAATTCATTGCACAAATAAAACTTTCAAATGCATCTTCTAAAATTCTTTCATAATTTCTACCATGAATTTTTTCCATATGATTACTTAATAGTAAAAATTTACCAAAATTTAATTGACGAGCAAATACTGCTAAAAATCCTCTTGCTACAATTTTTGTTTTTAAACTTGTTGTTAATACACCTTCATCTAATTCTGGAAATCTTAAAAATAAATATTCACAAATTACATGACTGATAATTGAATCTCCACAAAATTCAAATCTTTCATTTGATTTATCTTGAAAATCTACTACATTCGGTTTTAATTTAATAATATTTTTTAAAAAATCATAATTTAAATCTTTTGAATATGATTTATGTACGAATGCTTTTTGATATAAATCTAAATTATTTATTTTTACATTTATATCTACATGTTTGAAAAAATTTTCGACATCTTCTTTCTTAATATACACATTGTTAATATTAAGTTCTTCCATTATTGAAAATTTTGATTAATAAGTTATAATATTATTAAAAATCAATTTTAAAATGTTTTTCTACATAATGGACAATTTTTATTTATATCTACCCATCTTTGAATACAATATACATGAAATCTATGTTTACAAGGTAATTCTATTTCAATATCATCATCTATTAATTTTTCTAAACAAATACTACAATCATTTTCTTCTTTTAAATTCATATTAATTTTATCACCACATTTTAAACATTCTTCCATTAATTCATATTTATTATCTTCATCAGTATTTAATATGATAAAACAATTTAAATGAAATTTATGATTACAATCTAACATTACAAATGGAGAATAAACTGTTTTTTGACATAAAGGACATTTCCCATTTTTATCTTTTTGTTCTTTTAATTCAGCTAAATTATCTCTCGGTCTACTAATAAATTCTCTATTAAGAAAATCAAAAGTTCTTCCATTTCTTCTACCATGTCTTGTTATTAAATTAAATAAATTTAATTCTGGAACATCAGTGGAATTAGTAGTTACACCTAAAGATACATCATCATTATTTTGTACCCAATGATGAACAATATTATTATCTGTTACACCAATATTATTTGTTATACCAATAGATACATTATCATCAATATTACTACTAGTTACACCAAAAGATATATTACTACTACTTACACCAATAAAAACTGGTTGTCTTTGTCTTTGTGATTCAATATTATTTCTAAGATCCTCAATAGAATATATATTACGATGAGGTCTTCCACGAGGAGGTCTTTCTAATAATCTTTGAGATGTTAATCTAGTATTATTTAATGTTGTCATACTTTGATGATAAATACAATAATCTGAATTATTTGTTTTCATTCGTGAACAAAATCTTTCTGGATTAATTAAATAATTACAACGAGTTGCTTCTAATTGTTCTCGTAAATTTATTCTTGATCGTAAAAAATTATCTAAATTATTTGTATTTCTACTAATTCGATTTCTTATATCTAAATCATTTGATAAAAGTCTCTCTCTAGCTCTTCTTCTAAAATTATGATTTATATTTTCCAAAATATTATTGGTTTGTTCAATTAATTCATTACCAACTTCTTCATTTGTCTTTTCTTCTTCTTCAATATTTTCTGGATTATTATTATTGTCTGACATTTTCCCAACGAGTTATAAAAAAATTAAAATAAATTTTAATTATTTTTTGTTAGTATAATTATTTTTATAATCACCTTCATAAAATGCACCAGTTTTTTCTGGTTCATATTTAATTAATGAATCTTCACCACGAATATCATGGGAACTATTACGTTTAATTCCAGAACTTAGATACATATATCTTTTAGGTGGTGCATATTTTTGTAATTTATCTTCTTTTTTTGATGGAATATCTGATTTCATTTCTTTTTTTGGAACTTTTAAATCAGCATTTTCCATATGTTCTTTACATTGTCTATAAATTTTTTCTAATAATAAAGCTATAAGACATATTGAAATTAAAATACAAATTGGTGGTATTTTAAACATTTTATTTTATTATATTATTATTCAATATTTATTTTTTATTCAAATATAAATTTTTATATATAAATTTTAATTGAGTACCTGAAAAATTATCCATCTCTGATTTTAATTTTTTTATTAATCTTTTTCTCTCAAAAACATTAAAATCAAAATGTTTATTTATGGAATTAATGAATGTCTGTATATTAAATGAACTATAAAAGAAAACATTATTAATAAAAGATAATTTTTGTTCTTCTGATCCTAATGATAAATTTTTATCTTTTTGAAAATCTTTATAATATTGTTCAAAAGAATTATTTTTATTAATATTTTCTAACTTAAATTCTTTAAAAACAATATCTAAAATAGAATTATTAATTTTTGGTTCTGGTATTTTGATATCTTTTCCCCATACTTCATTTTCAATATTAATTGTATTGATTTTTTTATTTTTCCAAATATCATTATATTTTTTAAAATTATCTTTTTCATTTAATAAATGTTCGATTTTATAAATTTGTTTACCATTATGAATAAAAGTATAGTCATCTTTTATATTTTTTCCATTTAAATAAGTTCCAAAGATTATTCCACCATATTTTAAATTTTCTTTAAGATTATTCATAAAACCTTTTAATTTTTTTTGTTTTGAATTCCAAGGTTTATCCTCTTTATCCTCATCTCCAAACATATAATGAATTGCAAACATTATACCAATAGTATCAAAACCTTTGAAATCTTTTGGTAAATTTTCAAAAAATTCTTTTAATTTATTCTTCTCTTTATCATTTATACCACATTTTTTTAATGATAAACTAACATCACCAAAAACAATTGTTATTTTCATATCATTTTTCTTATAATAATAATCTTTTTTAATAAAACCAGCACAAATTAATCTTTCTCTAAATCCATTTTTTTCATATAATTCAGTAGATGAGCTATCAATTGCTAAAATATTTTTATATCCTAATTTTTGCCATTTAAATAAATCTCCTCCTTTACCACAAGCTAATTCTAAATGATAATTTGTATCAGTTAAATCACCTGCTTTTTTTAATATTTTTTCTTTGACATAATTATGAAATTTTCTCCAACTTCTTCTTTGTACATTATCTTCTGTTAAATCATATAAAGCACCAATATTTTCTAATTTTAAATTTTTTAATTCATAAATATTATCTAAACTAACATAATTAATAATGCCATTTAATATACTTTCAATTGTTTTGTAAGCATTTGGGTTTTTTTTATCATTAGTTCTAATTCTAATTGCTTCCCATCTATTCTCTTCAAAATTAAATTCATATTCTGCAATATCTGTTTTACTATTAATTCTTCTAAAATATGAATTGGCATGAGGATAATCATCTAAACCTAAATAAAATGTTTCTCTACCTTTTTGATTATTCCCAAATCTTCCTAAATTTAATTTTGAATTTTTTATACGACATAATAATTTTTTATTATTACTTACAAATGGCCCCCAATTAATATATGGATCACGATTCCATGGGTTATTATAATTATTATAATGAAATTGTGTAAATGGCATTTTACTATTAAAATTAATTCTTACATCAATTGATAATTTTTCTTTCCATTTAAATACTGGATATTTAATATTATTTAAATCATCTGTATATTCTTGATCAATTGGTGTAAAAATTAAACCATCTAAGTTATAATTAAAATTATCTTTTCGTTTTTCCCAAAGTTCTTTAGAATAATCATAAATATTGTCATAAAACTTTTTTTGTTTAATTTTTAAATCTATTTTAATATCTTTAAGATAAATATTTAACATTCTTTTTAAAAAAGCCAAACGATTATTTAAAGTATTTTCTTTTCCAGAAAGTGGATAACTTCTAACATCAAGATATCTTTCATTTTTTGGTGATCCATAAAATAATATATCAAATGCTAAAAATTCTTTTGTATCTTTTAAATATTCACCATCAATAATTGTATTATGAACACCAGTTTTGATATCCCAAGTTCTTATAATTTCTCCTGTTTTTGGATTTCTTAAATTAATAGAATCTTTACAGATTATTAAAAACATTCTTACACCATCTGCTTTATCTGTAACTGTATATCTTTGTTTTTTTAATAATACTAAATCTTTTTGTTCTAATGTTTGGGGATTCATTGGTTTAATAGTAAACATATATTTTTGGCAATCAAAATATAATCCATAAATTATTTTTAAATTTTTTTTCAAACTTTTTTTCATTTCATCAATATTATCTAAATTGGTCATTTCCATTTCTACTATATATTCAATTTCACTTTTTGGTCTATATTGTGATGGTGTTAAGTGTTTTACCATTGTTAAATCAACTTTCCAGTATTTATCTAATTGAAATGAATAACGATTTTTAAATCTTACTAATTTATATGGTTTATTTAAAGTATGAATTAATTCTAAATTATCTTCATTTTTTGTAATATAATCATTTAAATTATTTTCTAAAGAATATGATAATCTTAAATGATCTCTTGTATACATTATTTTTTTTTCTTTTGACATATACTCTACTGGATGTTTATATGTTTTATTTTTTGTAGAATCATAATCAAAAATATTGAAATTTTCATCATAATCAGGAAAAATATTTTCATATGTTACTTTTTTCATAAATTTTTTATTATAAATTCTTTTTCCAGTTGATAATTTTTTATATTCTTTATCTTTGAAAAATTCTTCAACTGTTGTTGTGGAATATATTGAATCAATAATTATTTCATTTTTCATTTTATATTCTTTTTTTTTAAAAAAATTAAAAATTTTCTTAAAATTTTCTTTTGTTAAATGATTTGTTGTTCCAATTTCAAAAAATCTAAATTCATATTCATTAAAAATTTGATTTTCTTCTAATTTTTGATTTTCTGGTAATATTTCATCAAGTTTTTGTGCAAAAAATTTGTACATTATTAATATATATATAATTAATATATTTTAATAAAATATTCTCAAATTATTAATTTTATATTATAAGATTAATAATAATATTGTAATCAATTTTAATAAATTTATAAATCACCCATTAAATTACGAACTGCTAATTTTAATTTATCATTACTTTTTTGTAATTTTTCATTTTCTGAAACTGTCATTTCATATTTTTTAAATAATTTTTCAAATTCATCATTTAAATTTTGAATTGTTTCTCCTTGTTTTTTTGTTTTTTCTTCTAATTCTTGATTTGTGTTTTTCATACGATCTTCATTAGTTTTTAATTTATCTACCATTTCATTAATCATTTCATACATTTTATTAGTATCATATTTTTCTTCTTCCTTTTCAACATCTACTAATTCTGGTTTTTCTTCTTCAACTGCTGGTACAGTCATTTCTTCTCTTGGTTCTTCTACTACTAAATTATCTTCCTCTTGTTCAATTTCATCATCTGAATCTTGTGTTGATGGTGGAGATGGAAATTCTGATAATTGACTTTGTAATTCTTCTAATTTTTCAACAATCATTTGTCTTGCTAATGATTTTTCAGTTTTTTTAAATTTTTTTAGACCTAATTTTTTTCCCATTAAATTAATATCTTTAATTTTTTTTAAATCATCTACTTGAAGAATACATTGTTTAACTTCATCAAAAGATAATAAAACTTGTGTCATTGCTGCTGTCATATTTTCTATTTTTTTATTTTATTATTTTAATCAATTTTATAATAAAATATAAAATATTGGACTATCTTTTAATTTTATTATTTCTTTTATTGGATAATTATATTTTTCTTTATTACATAATACTATATCTAATTCTTTTATAATTTCATTATTTGGATGTAATAAATCGAATTTAAAATAAATTTTTTTATTTATTTTTTTTTTATTTTTTTTATATAAATCAATAAAATCTAAAAAATAAATTTGTATTTTATCTTTTAAATTATTATATATTTTTTCTTCATCATTCCAAAATAATATTTCTTTTATTTTTTTTTCATAATTAATTGCTGAAAAATGATAATCCCAAATAATTTGTTCACAATCTTTCCCAATTTTGTTCATTTTTAATATATTTTTTATTATATTATTAGTTAATAATTTAATTAAAGTAAATTTTAATTATTATTAACCACTATTTCTAATTCATGATGATCTCTTAAATCTGCAATTTGAGTAAATCCAGTTATATATATATTATAATGTTTTCTTAACATATGTTTAAATATTCTTTGAAATATAATACTAACACATATTAAACCGATTATTGGAAATAAATAAGATAAAAGAAAAATACATAATATTAATAAAACAATTGTATTTCTCAATCCTCCTAAACCAGCATAATTATCAAAATATGTATCTAAATTATATTTAAAATAAATATATATATCATGAATTAAAATAAAAATAAATAATGGTATTACAAGAATCATAAAAGTTACTATTAATTCTTCATTAAAACTAACAACAGTTATTCCAAAATTTTCCCCAATATTTTGGTGTAATTGAAATCTATGTAATAATAAATGAATACCCATGAATTCTCCAAACATTATCATAAACATAGGTAAATAAGAATAAGATAAAAATCTACAACATCTCATCCAACATAATATTTGAAAAGATAAATCATGAGTCATTTCATATTGAAATAAACATTCTTGGCATCTTGTATAATTTAATGAATGAATATCTTGAGATCTCCATTCTTGAAGACATCTTCTATGAACATATCGTGCAGTACCAGTACAATGACATGGAACAAATAAATCTTCTTGATTTGCATCATCAAGACAAAAACGACAAAATGGTTTTTCAATCAGTGAATCATTTGATTGAAGTTCTTCCATTTCAATTAACATATATAATATATAAATTTAATAAATTTTATTATTTAATTTATATATTAAGTCCATAATTTCTATTGATTTTTAAAAAATTAATTTACTTTTTTAAAATCTCAATCAATTCTTTTTTCTTTAATTTTGAATAACCTTTGATTTTTCTCTCTTTACATAATTTTTTCAATTCTGTAACTTTCATTTTATTATAATTAATTATTGGTAGATCAATTATCTCTTCAATAATTTCTTCTGGACTTTCTACCAAATTTAAATTATTCATTTGGTTTGTTAATTCAAACACATTTTCTAATTGTTGATCAATTGGTTTTTGGAAATTATGATTTTGAATGAATAAATTATATTTAATTCGATAATTAATATTATCTTCTGATGTAAATATTTTTTTATTCGTTTTTTTCTCACTTAAAGTATAATATTGATCATCATATTTATATAATACTAATGTTACCTTATATAATTCAAATTCATCATTATTTGAATATAAATTATATTTAGTATTTTCTAATATTAATAAATTAATATTTAAATAATCACATAAAAATTTAATAATAATTTCATTATCTTCATCTTGATTAATTAATAAATTTCTTAATACTTTCTTTTTACAGATTTTTCTTTTTTGAAAATTAAATTTATTAAATAAATTAATTGCATCATTTTCTCTTAACATTTTCTTAAATAATTCATTTTTCCCATTTACCATTTTATAATCAAGAATATTTAATATACATTTTATTAATGATTCATTCTCATCACATAAATTATATTTACCAATTTCAAAATAATTATTTATAAACTTTGAAAATCTTTTAAAATTATTTGGAATATTTTTTATTACATTAATTCTTTTTTTCTCTAAATTTTTAATTTCAATTGTATATGTTTTTTCTCGATTATTATTTTCATTTAAAAAATCTGGATTATGTAAAAATGTTTCATCATTAAAATATAAAACATTATGAATTTTTTTAAAATAATGATTATTTTCTTCAGTATGATGTTCTAATTGATTAAGTAATGTTTGGTAATTCATTTTATTAAAGTTTAATTATAAATTTTAATAAATTTGTTATTAACTTATAAATAATAAAATAATCAATTTTATTAAATTAATAAATGTAATTCTAAATCTTGACCAGCTTCAGAGTATTGTTCTTTTTTTTCTGATTCATTTTTTAAATTTTGTAATTTTTCTGCCCATTCATTATATCTTTCATCACAATTTATACATAAGATATTTTCTTTATAACAATTTACACAAATTTTTTTAGAACAATCATCACAAGTTTTATTTTTTTTATTCATTTTCCCACAATAATCACATTTTTGATCTAATAAAGTATCATATTTTTTAGTTAACATTTTTTTTAGAAAAGTCATTTTATTGTCTAAAAAAAAATAAATAATAAATTTTAAATAAAATTATATTATATACAACTATGGCATTACAAATTATTTATCAAATTACTTCATTTTTATGTTCATTACCATTTGCACCATTTTTTGGAGCTCTTATTAATCCATTAATACCTAATCCAGTATATTTTCCATTCATTATTCTCATATGTATTATAACAGCTATACTTAAACCAATTATTAATAATAAAAAAGTTTCATGGAAAAAAGCATTTTTATATGCCTTTATTTCATATTATTGTACTCTATTTTTATTTAATTTAATCGCTTTTTCAGGAATATGTTGGGCATTAGAATCTAGTCCTTTTTAAGTCCGTAATATATTGTTATTTTTAAAAAATAATTTAAAACTCAGCTCCATACTCTTCTTCATCATCTAAATCATCAAAATCCATTTCTTGATCAGAATCATCATCAAATAAATAATCATCTCCAATATCATCTTCTTGTTCGAAATTATCTTCAATATCTGATTCATATTCATTATCAGATTCAAAATATTCATTTAATATATCATCTTTATTATCTTTTTCATCATTTTTATTATTAATAATATTTCTTTTTTGATTTTTTTGATAATTTCTTACATTCTTTTGTAAATAGAATGAATCTTTATTTAAAAAAATACTTAAAGTATTAAACATTGTTCTAATTTCTTTTTTTGTATTTGATTCATTATTATCATTATTTACCACTATTTTATTCAAAATGTTTAATGATGATTTTAAATAACTTCCAATAATATATTCTTTAAATTTACCATTAATATCTTTATCATTATCAATATTATTAATATCATGAGCTACTCGATTTGATCTTAAAAATGAATTGAAAATCTCAGTTATTAATTCAAATTCTTTTTTAATATTTTTAATATTAGAAATATTTTCAAATAATTCATGTAATCTGATATAATTATCTTTATCATTCTCAATTTCTTTAATGTTAATATCATCTCTTTTAATATTTGATATTCTTGTAATCATTTTTTTATAATCAGATTTTTGTACCCATTTCCAAGGTTTAAATAAGTTCTCTTCATCCTCATTTATTTCAAAATCATCACTTTTAATGAAATCTTGAATATATAATGTTAAATTTCTGTCCCGTAATATTGGAATCAATAACATTAATGTTTTATAATCTAAATGTTCTGATACTTCAACCTCTGCCACTCTTGGTTGCACTACAGCTTGATTCTTTTTATCAAATTTTCGATAACTTTTACTTGATGAATCTGCAAATAACATTTTTTCCAAGTCATTTTTATTTTGAATTATATTCATAAAACTATTCATCATATTAGAAATATTTTCCATTGGTTCAAATGTATTATAATGAATGATATTTTTAAATAATATATCAAATGAATCATTCTTTTTTAAATTTTCATCAAAATATGTAATATTTGTATTATATAAATTATAAATATCATCATGATTAAAATAATTATTTAAAACTAATCTTGATACATCATAATGGATAATTTTATTTAAATATGAAGATGTTTTATCATCACCAAATAAGTCATCATAGACACGATTCTCAATTTCATTATTTACTCGTTTCTCAATAATATCAGCGATTTTTGGGAATATTTTGATATAATTTTTATAATATAACATCACACCATCTTTATAATCTTTTAAGATTTCTTCTTTGCTAAGTTTATTTTCAATTTTTTGAATATTAATTTCATTTTGAATTGGAATTTTAGATGTCACTAAAGTCTGATTTTTAATTGTATCACTTTTTAGCATTTTCTTTTTTGTTTCATATAAATAAACATTTTGATCTTTAATAATATTTTCAGAATATTTTGATTTGATATTTTGATTTTCATCTTTATAAAAATAAAATCGTTGAACCTTTAAATTATCTTCATTTTTATGTTCAGTTAAATGTAATATACTGTGGATTGGGATTTTATTACTATAATTACAAATAGGACATACATGTAATTCTTTTTTAATACTTTCTAAGTACTTATCAATTTTATTATACTGAACAATTTCATCATTTAATTGATTGATTTTTGAATTAATATCTTGAATATTAATATCTTCGAAAATTTTTTCTTTGAAAAGTGGATCTTTGAGAATTAAATTGATTTCCTTATGTGATTTATTTGTTAATTTTTGTAAACAATCAATTAATTGATATTTTAAATTCATTAATTTATTATCTTCGACTTTCATATCAACTTGTTTAATTAATTTTTTTAATTGACTTTCATTCCACGAATCCATAATTTGATTATAATCAATTGTTTCTTTTATTTGATCTTTGAGATAAATTTTTGTTTCATCTTCAATGGTTTTCATTTCTTCTACAATTTTATTCTTAATAATTGTTTTATTTTTAGAATATAATTTATTTTGTTCACTTAATATGATATCTTGGATGTATGATTTTTGTTTTAATAATTGATCATAAAATGATATTTTTTTCATTTCCTCTTTTGAAACCTTTTCATTATTTCTAATTTTTTCATTAATATTCTCGATCTCTTCTTTGAAATTTTGATTTTTGATTATTTTATTGATATTTTTAATTTGATTTTCATAATAATTAAGATCAATGTTTAATATTTTATGTATTAATTTTAATTTATAGATTTTTTCTTGAATGTTTTTATGATTTTTATAAAAATCTTCTTCTGTTTGATATTTCATTTGTTTTAACTCGTCTTTATTAAATTTTAATAATTTACCTAAATTATATTTTTTGATAATGTTATCGACATATTGTTTGGTTTTTTTATCTAAATCATTTTCCTTTTCATAAATCATATAATTTAATAATTTATTAAAATCAATAAAATTAATGTCGGAATTTGTTGATTTTTTTAAAGTATAATTAATATTCATCTTAATAATATATATTAAAAAAATATATTATTATTCAAAGTTTTAAAATTGAGAGGGAGGTGTTGTTTGATTGCAAGAAATTTTTAATGATAAGTTATAAATATATTTTTAATCAATTTTATTAATTATTTTCTTCTGTTTGTACAAGGTTCAAATGGACAGATCAGGCGTCCGTGTTACACTTTCCTCTGGTGTTTGTTGGGTATTTTCTGGTTGACGTTTACGATAATGACTACCTCCTCTACCACGACCTCTACCTCTACCTCTACCTCGATTAGTATGTTGTTGATTGTTATTTTCACGGAAAGTACCAACAACTTTTCTGTTAAAATGATCCATTACTTTATAAACAAAACCTTTTGTTGATTGACCTAAAGTACTATCTAAATCTTTAGTTTCAACATGACACATTTCTGTAACATTAACCCATCCTACTTGAAATTGTCCTTCGGTATCTTTAAAATTAACCTTTACACTATTTCTTTTTACACTGTTATTTAAATGTTCGTTAAGCCAAAAACCAGTTGTTTTTTTACTATCTTCATTATATCTATTACTAGAAACAACATAAAATGGTCTTCGTTCATGTTCTCCAGTAAGAACCCACCATACTGAACTTTGTAAAACTTTATTTTCCATATCTGGTGATGATACAATAACTGGTGTTGTTTCTACTTTTTGTTCTTCTTTTTGTTCTTCTTGTTGCATTTGTGGTTGTGATTCCATGTTTTGTTTTTTATCTCTAAAATACTTAATCAATTTTAAAAATTTTTTAAAATTGTTTTTTATAATTATATTAAAAATAATATGAGTAAACAAGATTATGCCCAAAAATGTAAATTATTTTTTATATTTATTTTTGAAATGTATAAAATTTTAACTTCTTCTTTATTAGTTGTTTTAGTTCCACAAAAATGTAACGATGGTGAAAGAATGTGTTCTTTTTCTGAAAATTTTGAAAATTTAGATCCATATAATTCATTTGCATTATATTATAATTTTTTCACTAGTATTTGTTTTTTTCTATATTATTTAGTTGAAATATATAGAGAAAGATTATTTATCCGTTTATTAGATGTTGATAAAGACTTATCAGAAGAAGATTATGATGAAGAAATGGAAGAATATCCAAGAATTAATAATAGAGTAAAAGAAACAAATGAATTATTCTATTATATTAATATTTTTCTTATTGGTATTTTAATTTCCAATATTATTGTTAGTCTATTTGTTATATCTCGTTTTTATTTAAATGATTTAACTATTTTTATTTCTATTAGTAACACTATGTTAATTGCTGATAAACAATTTAAATCTTTTTTTGTTGCTCGGAAATCTTATAAAGAAAATAAAGCATATAGTATGTATATGACTAAAATGATAACTTATAATACAGTTGATCATGATATTAAAGTTAAAAGAGCAAGAAAAAAAAGAAAACGACAAAGAAGAATAGAAAGAGAATTGCGTGAAGAAGAAGAATTTTAAATAATATTTTTTAAAATAAAATCATGTAATACTTTTTTTTTATCACCTGGTTTTACTTGACATTTTGTATTAATATGTGTTTTTAATATTTTTTGTAGAGTTAATTTTTTTTCAGATTTTAAATCTTTTTTCTCTAATTCAGGTTGAAATAATAAAATTCTATCTATCATTTCATCTTTCTTTAAACCAGTTATTTTTTTACAATTATTTTCTTTATATTTTTTTAATAATTTGATTAATGCTGGTTTTTTCATTTTTTTTAATTTATTTGGTGTTACATCTTTTAAATCATAACTGATACTTCTTTTTTTATTTTTCTTTTTTTTTAATTTTTTTGGATTTACCCAACCTGGTCTTTGTGGTG